GTTTCCCAGTCACGATCGGGTGGTGTGGCGGGTGACATTGCAGCTGACGCGAACAACCGCGTTAACTTCTGTGTGGCATTCACCATTAGCGGAAGTGCTGCTTAATGACGCTTTTGTTAGGAAATAGGCCTCAAAATAGCTCACAGAAGGTGGGTTCTGGCGAGGCTTATTCCAACAAACCACGAATGAGGGACAAGCTTATGGCTTACAAAGAGAAGGGCCCTATGGGCATGGGTCATGGTGGCCCTGCTTTGGCCATTGTTCTTGCTGGGGAGAAGATGGGCAAGGACAGTGGTGATGGCGAGCTCAATGAGTATGCCGAGATGTACGATCACTGCATGAAAGGTATGTGGGACGCGTACAAGGCAGACGACCTTGAGGCCTTTAAGGCTCACTTTAAGGATGCCCATGATATCCTTCATGCAATGGATGCTACGGATACCATGGGTGACAACGACGACTATTAGCGGGGACAGTCAAGGTGCAAAAGACGACTCTTAGAGAGATTATCGACGGAGCCCTTGACCGCGCAGACTTCGCTGATGATTCTGAAGTTGTAACCAACGCTGGGGCCTCGGCTGGTTTTATTAAACGGTCGAGCCTCCTTCGTTGGGCAAACTTGGAGCTTGCTAAGCTTCATCACCATGTGACGGAATCCTATGAAGAGTGGGACATCAAGAAGAACTCGTTCGACCTTGTCCCCAATCAAGAAGACTACGATCTTCCGACGGATTTCTACAAGCATCGCAAGGTCTTTTTCGTCTCTGCGGGAAAGCGTTATCGAATATATCGATTTACCTTGGATGAGATTCCTATTGCCGATCGCGTTGGTTTTCCTGGTACTGTCTGGGGTTTTGGTTTTCGTTACCGTATTATCGGGGACAAAATCAGCTTCATCCCCAACCCCAACAGCGGAACCCAAGGAAACATCGAACACTGGTACGTACCCCAATTTGAGGCGCTAACCGGCGAGGACCAGATGGTCCCGGCCAGATTCCCGTTTGGCTGGCAAGAATATGTCGAATTAGGATTGTGCATCCGAATGCTCAAGAAAGAGGAATCGGATGTGAGTCAGTTTGTCTCTGAGCAACAAGAAAAGCTCATGGAAGTGATTAACGCCGCAGGGGAGCGCGATACAGGGGAAGCGAACCGGGTTAATGATGTCTCAGAGCGCTGGGCATCGGCACGTTACTGGCGTTGGGGTGAGTGATGGCAGCACCTCCGGCTCCAAGCGGGGGAGACATCCTCACTTACGACAGCACGGATGCCCGTGTTGAGTGGGCCAGTCCAGCCAATGCATCTGTTCTTTTTGCCGATAGTACGACGTTGACCAACGACACAGTTGCAGCGACCAGCACCTGGGAAGACTGGGCCACAGAGACAGCCACAGTCACAGATCCTGGCAGAGAAATAGACATTATCTCCCACCTCAATGGAACTGCTGTTAACCTGGCTGCTGTGAGAATCCAGGGTCTTATTCGCATAGGTATATCCACTGATGGTGGAAGCACCTACAACTTTGGCACCCAGGGTCGAGGCGACACAGACCGCGCCACTGCAGATATTCGTGTGACCAATATATCGGTACACCATACCCAGCACGATGTAACGCCTACGGGCAATGTGGTGGTCAAGGCTCAGATACAGCAGGTCCTTGGCGTTGCTGCAGATATGAGCTTTCAGGACGGCTTTCTTAGCGTCATGGTGATTCCGTCATGACGTTGCCCCAGTACAGGCGCCTGTTTCAGGGCAGAGATACACTGGATCGCTCTCAGTCCAATTTACAGAATTGGATCAATACTCTTCGTGGAACTTATGTTGATGGGGATGTTATTGAGAATCTTACGCTTACTGCTGGCCAGGACAATACTGTGAACCATTTGCTTGGACGCAAAGGTATCGGGTGGGCTGTTTTGACTTCTACGAAGCAAACGATGGTTAGTGAAGACGAAACACTTAGGACAGATGACGCATTTATTTTGCATACGCTCGTAACAACTGAAGTGGACTTGTTGGTGTTCTGATGCCTTTGCAGTGGCAAAATGTACCGATTGATTTCCGTGGTGGTGTAGACACCAAGTCTGACCGCAAGACCGTGGTTCAGAATAAGCTTCTTGTTCTCGAGAACGGGGAGATGAACCAGCTTGGTGCCATCAATAAGAGAAATGGCTACAGAAAGCTAGAGGGTGCTGTCTTTGCAAAGAATAGGACAGTGGCCGCTTTTGCAGAGCTTGATGTTGAGATGCTGCGCTCCATCAAGGCTAGCGACAATGAGTTAGTTGGTTACACCAATGGGTGTTCTTATCTGCGTGGCATAGACAGTTTTTCTGAGACAGGCCACGTGTCCTCAGTGACAACAGATGGGGAAACCTTAGCCAAAGAAGGGACCGGCGCACAGCATTCCAACGGGGATGTTGCTGTTTCTTCGGATGGCATCTTGGCCTATGCTTGGAATGGTTCTTCCAGGGCAAGAATTGTAGATCCTTCTACGGGCAGCATTATTGTTGAGCCGACTCTATTAAATTGGTCCGGAGATGTTATTAAAATTATTACTCTGGGTGCTGATTTTGTTTTTATTTACGATGGAGGAAGCAATAACCTTACAGCCCTGAAGATAGAGGCCCCTCTTTACAAAACTCCGGGTACACCAACAACACTTGTCTCTAATTTTAGCTCAACAAATGATTTGTTTGATGTTGTTAAGATAAATGACAACAGATTTGTTGTTGCCTATGAAAACACAACAAATGACCTTGAATGGATTGCCTACTTGGCTGATTTGTCCAGCGATGGCGGTGGCACTGACGCCACAACGAACCCAGCGGATCAAATAGGTGTAGCTTATGTAGCCAGTCAAGATCAGGTTCATATTTGTGTAGATAATGGGACTAACAATGTTGTGGTTGGTTACAATGTGGTAACGGATTCTACGGATTTTGGCCCAGTAAGCATTGCTGGTGTTCGTGGACCCTGTGTTGGTGCAGATATCGGTACAGAGTCACGATTCTTTATAAGTACAAGTGACTCTTCCTCGCCAACGGCTGGAAATATTACAACTAGACATATTGATTCATCAGGCACTGTTTCGCAGACAGAGTCTGTAAATGCTCTAGATCTTGCTTCCAAGCCCTTTAAGTTTGATGATCGCATTTACTTCAATGCAGTCTACAACTCCCCGCTGCAATCCACTTATTTTCTTATGGATAGCGGTGGCGTATCCGAAACACCTGACATCAAATGCGTTGGTAAATATTTACCAGGTCAGGCTTATGATGCTTCGTCACAGCTGGGTCATGGGTTTAGCCATGTTGTCTGTGTAGCGGATGAAAAATACGTCTGGGCGAGAGTTTTTGTGGATGGCTTTGTGCAAGACTTGGGTACAGAGTCCAGAAGCCTCGCTTCGTTAACGGCAAACTTTACCAAGCCCATCAACAACAGCGGAACCAAGATAGCCGATACCATGCACACGGCTGGTGGTGCCTTGAAGATATTCGATGGAACTTCGACCATTCTGCATGGGTTTCAGATATTCCCCGAGGACTATTCGTTGTCGCAGACAACAGGCGGCTCTATTGCCGATGGAACCTACTCAGTTCGTGTTACGGTCGAGGGCTCCGATGCCGAGGGTCGACTTCATAGGTCTGCTCCGGGCCCCATTGAAACTATAACTATTTCCGGAGGCGGTGGAACTGCAGCTATCCGCGTAACTTGGGGCGCTTTTCCGTTTGGAAGCTTTGGCCAGGTTACCAATGAGCAAGCTGTTTATTACAGGACCGCAGCAAGCGGTTCTGTGTTCTTTAGGACGGCGGACGGCAATCCTGGCTCCCAGAGAGACCTTACCGAGAGCGATGCAAACCTAACAGACAACACTATTCTGTACACGACAGGTGGAGAGCTTGATAATATTGCCGCCCCCTCCTCAGAGTCTCTAGTCGCTAATAATGACAGACTTTTCCTTTACAATAAGGAAACAGATTCTATTTATTTCTCAAAGCGTCTCATTGATGGAGAGGGCATGGCTTTCTCGGATGCTTTGAGAATACGCCTAAATCCCAGAGGCGGCAAAGGCGCTGTCCTTGGTGAGCTCGATGGCAATGTGATTGCTTTCAAGAGCAACAACATACAGGTCATTTCTGGAGACGGTCCGGCCGATACGGGCTCAGGGGGCCAGTTTGATGGGCCAAGCTTTGTTGCTACCGACACAGGTGCTCGCGAGGGCAGCCCTGTTGTTCAAACAGATTTAGGCTTGGTTTTTGTTGGTGAACGCGGCCCCTATCTCCTGAACCGTTCGCTACAAGTTCAATACATCGGTGCAGATGTTGAGGGGTTCAATGATCTTAACTTTACTGATGCCGTAGAGATTGAGGACAAGCACCAAGTCAGATTCAGCACCGAAGACGGGCAAACCCTGGTCTGGGATTATGTTCAAAACCAATGGTCAACCTTTACTGGCCTTGAGTCATCCAGCGCAGAACGCTGGCTTGGTAATCACACGATCGCCCGCGCAAATGGAGACATTTGGACTGAACGCAGTGATGAGTATTCGGATGATGGTAAACCCTACCCGCTCAAGATAGGTACATCCTGGGTTAAACTTACGGGCATCCAGGGCTACCAGCGCATCCGCAGGGCCGCGGTAATCGGCGAGAGATTCTCAGATCACACCTTTGTGGTTCGGATGTACTACGACTACAACGATGACTTTTACCACGAAGTTAAGTTCGATACCGCTACAGCCATGCCTGTGGGCGATGATTTGTTCCA